CAGGTCAAACGAAATTTCACTGAAGATTGGCTGGGGTTGGGCACGCAATGACAAATAGAAATTTGCCTGCGCTAACGCGTCAGCTGAATTGTGCAAAGTTGTTTCGATAATTTGTGCAAGCGTGCCGTAAAGGGCAATTGAATTGGCGTCACTGGCTGATTGTTCGCTGCTGCTGGTCGCGTTGTATTTAATCGTTAAGGAATTTCGAACGTCGCCCACACGGGTTTGAATTCGAAGCCCAGCCGCGCGGGCGTGATTTGCGTCAAGGTCAACGTAACCGTTGGCTGCAAGATAATTGGTGCGGTGGGTGGAATCTGCGTACCCGATACGACCCTGGGCGTCCTCGTAAATGTAACCCAGCCCCGACGTTGCCAACGCCGAAACCAGTGAATAAACATCAATTCGTTCCGACGAACGGGCTGCCAATTCATAATTGCCTGGGCGATCGATTTCACCTAAACCGTTATTTTCAGCAGTTGCCCATGTTGTGCCCGCTGGTGTGTATGTTCCCCACGTAACCGAACCCGCCACCTGCGCCCATGTATTGAACAAAACGTCGCTGAGAATGTCATAAATCTGATCACCGTCAAATTCTTTGGAAAGAACCCCGTTGGTCAAGGTTTTTGGCAAACGTGCCAATGCGCCCAATGCGGTGATCGAATAAGTCTGCGTGAACATAGTTGTGCCCACGTCGCGAACTTCCAAACCAATGTCAACGACGTTGCCGCCAAAAATTGAAACAAATGTGTTTGAAGTATTTTTGACCTGAACCGAAATTGTTGAATTGATCGTCACCGGGATTGCAGTTTGGTTGACGTCGATCAATTGAAGATTTACATAACCCGCCTGCGCCTGTTCATAAATGTTTGTTCGACCGCTACGAATGATTAGGTTTGCCAAAACGGCGTCGGTGTATTCAACGCCGTCAATTTCAACCTTCCAAATGGGTGACCATTGCGTCATGCTATTTGAAGGCTTCCTGCACCACCCGTGCCACGGTAAAACGAATCGTTCAAGGTTTCAACGATTGTTCGTGCAGTGCCTTCGCGATCAAATGCCCCTGTCACGGTCAGGTTAATTGTCGTACCCATGCCCGCGTTTTCTGCCATGCGGAATGAACCAGGATTGAAGTTGCCTGAAACAATGTTGTTAGCAGCTGAAGCCGCTGAAGCAACTACGCCCGCAATGCCGCCCCCGCTAGTTGTTCCCCCGCCGCCCGTGCTACCACCACCACCGCCAGTTGAAACCGTGCTGGTTGGTATTGTTGAAACTTGACCCGTGGACATTGAAAAATTGCCCAGTGCGCCCGTCGCGGTTGAACCTGATGAAGCACCGATTTTTTGAATTGCTGGAATGTCTTTACCTGTTTGAATTAAGTTGTAACCCTTGATTATTAAATTGATTCCGTCAATAGCAGTGTTCAACAATGGCTTAATCGCAGCCAAAACCTTTGAAATGATCGTGATAACAACTTCGGCAATGTTTCCAATTGCCTTAATTTGTGCCCCAATAACTTTGCCCAGTATCGGCGCGACAAATTTGACCACTTCGAAAAACGCTGAAAATTCGTCCTTGCTATTAAGCACGGCGGTTTTCACGCTATCAAATGCGGACTTCACGCCTTCAATGATTGGTGTGAATGTTTTTTTCAATGTTGTGCCAACGTCGGTGATGATCTTGCCAAACCCGTCGCCTTCGGTAAGGCTGAACGCCGCTGAAAATGCCTGGATTGCTGGCAATGCGTTTTCATTGATGAACTTCAATAGTTTGTCCAGGATTGGCAACAACGCCGTTCCCAGGGTTTCTTTTGCTTCGTCAAATGCAACCTGAACGCGTGCGATCTGTCCCGCGTAAGTGTCAGCGTTGCGGGCTGCTGCGCCACCAAATAATTCAGTCAGGCGACCTTGAACCTGTTCGAATGACATTGTTTTCAATTCGGCAGTAGATAACCCGACGCCCAATTTGCCCAGGGCAGCGGTGTTGCCGTCGTAAGCCTTAGCAAGTGAATTTGCAATTGCTTCGACTGGCTTGCCTGTTGCTGCGCTGATGTCCAGCGCGGTTGAAAGTAAATCTTGCGCCTTTGTGATGTCGCCCGTTGATCTAACCAGGCGACCAAGTGCTGGGCGCAATTCGTCGTCAGCAACACCAGTCGCCAATGACATTTGAAGAATCGAATCTTCGGTTGCTTTGATCTGCGCCTGGGTTGCACCCGTGGCATTTTCCAACGCCAACGCCAATTGTGTTTGTGCCTTTTCGTCAGCAATTGCAGCCTTTACGCCTTCGATACCAATTGCGATTGCGGCAGCACCAGCAGCGGCAGCAGCTGCGGCGAATGCTTTACCAATTGCAACTCCTGCCTTGCCAACCTTGTCGCCAAATGTGTCGACGTCGCCTGACGCGGTTTTCAGCGATTTGTTCAGGTTGTCGACGTCACCAAGTATCGAAAGTTTAAGGGTACGACTGCCAGCCATTAGTCAAACTCCTTCACAACTTTGACGAATGCGTTTTCCCAACGCTTGACGATCTCAGGCTGGATTCTGCGCAATGTCGGATAGATAAACCAGCCGCGTGAACCGCGACCTTCACGACCTGACCACACTGGAAATTGCTTTTTCTTATTCGAACCGAATTCGTTGCCTGCCCATAACTGTTGCGTTGTGCCGCCGCCTGAAAACTTTTGCTGCGCGAAACCGTATGAAATTTCACCAATTTTTGATGACTTTGAAACCTTTGCACCAGTGGCAATTCTGACTTTCGCGGCTTGATTTGTGCCGCTGGTTGACGCAGCGTCGATCACGCTTGAACGGACATAGTCCGCCAATTCACTGCTGATGACTTTTGCCTGTTTGGTTGCTTCTTCGTCCATTGCTTTGAATGAACGGGTTATGGCGCGCAATTCGGCTTTGTCATAACTGATTGCTTCAGTTGCCATTTGCCCGCCTTTCTAAAATTTCAAGTATCGTCAAAATGTCTTCGGCACTTTCAAACTCATTTGGGGATAGCCCCGTTGCCAGGGCTATCTCCCACACGATTCGACTTAGGCTTCCGACTGGGTGGCTTTTGGGTTTGCTTCACCGACGATCACTTCGGAAATGGTTTCCGTCCATGCTTCGATTGGCTTGACTGGCTTCCCAGCGGCTTCGCGCTTCATGGCGTGATAGGCGAGAAATACTAAATCAGAAATTCCGATTTTTTCCTGCGCCTGGGCAATGGTGTGACCCGATTGCTTCTCCCATTTCACCCACTCAGGCGGTGCCGCCGTGTAGGTGATTTGGTCGCCGTTGTTGTATTCAATTGTTATTGGTAACTTCATTTTTTCTCCCGATTGTTAATTCCTAGCTGAAGTTTTCAGTAGGTGTTCCCACGACTATGAATGATAGGTCAACGGTCTGCGCGTCAGGTGCTGACCCGCCGACTGCTGGAAATACTGGCATGACGTTGAATGTAAAGACTGCACCAGTCACGGCAGTCAATGAAACTGCCAGTGTTGTGTTTGGTGCAGTTTCGCATGCAGTCCACAATGCTTCGCACAATGAACCTGACGCGCCCCAGTCAGCCAGCATTGAAATGTCAAATGTCCACTGATCGTCAATGTGCTTGTAAGCCTTGCCGTCAAGTGTTTGGTATGTCTCGACTGTTGGTGAATTTGCTAAGACTGCGCTGGTCGCCTGCGCGTCATAGTTAACGGTTGCAATGGTCACGACTAAATCGCGACCAGTAATGATTGTCGTTGGCATTTTGTCCCCTATGTTGTTTGTGTGTAGTACGTTGAAACGTTGATGTCCGCAACCAACATGGGCGACTGACCCACTTCAAGAACCGTCGGCTTTTCGATCTGACCTACAACGTATCCTGCGGGCATTGCCGCAAGAATTCCCATGATGAGTTTTTCCAGGTTATCTAATGACCCTGCGTTGCTATTTGAAGCAACAATGGCGGTGATTGCAAAATTGATTTTAACCTTTGTTGACGCCTTGCCTATCAAAACAACTTCCATGTAAGGCGAATCGGGCACGACCACAATGGCGGGCGGAATTGGCGATTCAGGAACGCTCGCGTACACGTTCGCAGATAACGCGCTGAAGGCGTTGGCTAAGGCTGCGCGTGTATCGGAAACGGCATTGGCTGGCACTTATTGCACAACCGTTTCAACGTCTAAGTAAGGCATAAGCAAGGTCGAAACACGATTGGTCAGGCTGCGCCCCATGCGGTACGGCGTTGAAGTAAAGTCCACGCCTTCGATCTGCCCACCAGCGGCAACGCGTGACTGAAAGACTTCGACGCTGACTGCCAAAATTGCAGATTCGATTGGTGCGCTGGTTGCGTATAAATCAGCTGCTGAATAGCCCTGAAGGGTTGCAGTGCCCATTGGAATGATCTCGCGCAATGTGACATTTGATGAAGTCAATGCAGCGGTGAATGAATAAGGCGTTGCCGTCACGATTGTGTGTGTCGCGGTGAACGGTGCTGGCAGTCCAGTCACAATGACTGATTGACCTGCCACAAAATGATGATTTCTTTCGGTGTAAAAATAAGCAACATTTGATTCAAGTTTGTATGACTGAATTGCTGAAGTGTTTGCCACCAGCATGGGCAAAATCACGGCTTCGCTGGTGTTGATTATTTCGTCAAGATAGGCGTCTGAATAAAGTGAAACGGACACGCCAAGCACCGTCCGCAATTGACTCGCAGTGACAATGGCTGGCATGTCCGTTTCCTTTCGATCGGCTGCGGCGAGATCGGGAGAACCCGCCGCATGATTAGTTGTGGGAATTAACCCTTATTTACACCAAACGCGCCTGCTGCGATCTTTGTCGCAACTGCGCCGAATGAATAAACACCAACGGTGATTGAACCGTCAGCAGTTGATTCCGCACGCAACTGGTATGAAGTTCCTTCGTACCATGTGTATGCGTCAGGGTTGATGATCAAAATTGAATCATCTGTGTCTGTTGTCGCAGCAGTGTTTGCAGTGACGTATAGATCAAGACCTGCAACGCGTCCACGAAGTGAAGTTGGTGTTGCAACGCCTGGCTGATTCATTGGGTTTGTCACTTCGTTATAGATCGGACGACCTGAATCGTTGAGTGACATTACGTTTGACCACTGTGAAGTGTTCATAAGAATGTTGCGTGCAAATGGATTTGCAAGACCTGCGGTCGCTGCATAAACGCTTGCTGAACCACGTGCAACAACGCCAAGCAATTCAGCGGCTGTTGGGTAGGTTGTGATTGTTGTGCCGTCAGCAGTTGCGCCAGCGACTAGTTGTGCGTTTGCGTAAGCGTCTTGCGCCTTAGCCATTGCAGCAACCATGTTGCGAAGAAGTTCGTCGTAGAACAATGGGCTAGTTCTGGTAAGAAGTTCAACGCTGAATTTTTGTTGTCCGGCAAACTTCTTGACGTCCACGCTCAAAAACGCAGAATTTTGGTCTGTCTCATTGAAGATTGCGTCTTCTGCTACAACTGCAACTGTTGGTGCAAC